GCACCACGGACGCATTATTTTAAATGTGTCGTAAGGTTAACCACTCCTTACACGCGTCTGACACAAAACCCTTCGATTTAAGTGGAGGGATAAACACTATGTACTATCGTGTACACAACGGGATATAAGTTTTATATTCACCGTAGGAAACCTACATATCCGCAGTGAAAAACCCTTCGATTTAAGTGGAGGGATAACCACTATGCATTATCGTATGCACCACGGATAGTTCAACACTATCAACGTTATTTTCCTAAATATGATTAGGAAGAGGTCCAAGTAAGTCCAGACATCGTCTCAAATGAGACTTGATTGTACATACCAGTTCCCCTAACTAACTCATTTAATAGATTATTTATTGCAGATCTTATTGCTACAGTTGCATCATCAACTCTACGAGTTGCATCTAATGTTTCCGTAGTTGTCGGATTCTGCGGATTTTCTACCTCGATTATTCTATTACGAGTATCAAAAGTACCCATTAAGAAAGTTATTAAAGGATCTAATATAGGATCATAGCGATAAACTCTGAAGTAACCAGCGCCTGCAGGGAACCTACTGGTCAAAGTAGGAACCGGCTGCCAAACATCAGCAAACTGCTGTTGAACAGTTGTTCGAGCTTGTTGTGTTTGGAACTGATTACCCAGAGAATTGGTACAAAGGTTGATTAGTGAATTGGGGTCAGCCCAAGCCGAGCTTAAATAAGCCAGCTTAGACGGGTCTGTAATAGTGTAAGACATATTCAATACGAATCAGATTGTGCGTCAAATGACTCACAATCATCATCAATACGAATATCACTAACACCATTACCAACCACAATATCATCTACAACACTAATACCAACATCACTATCACCATTTTCATAATTTAATTTATTACGACTATTAAGTCTAGATTTTCCATTAACAAACTTAGAACTGTTACTAGGTTTCTTTTTGTTGACAGAGCGAAAAGACTTGAGCCTAGCAGCCATAGGAACTTTCTCCACGAACTCATCAACAACTGCTTCAGTAAGTTCGGTGGGCCCTCCTTCTGTTACGTTCAAAATCTTCTCTCTCAGTCCGAGTTTTATATTATTTAAATACACCACGCAAATAGAAACAAACTCCAAAGATAATGGGCAAAAACCCTTTTCCATTTCCACACCTCTAATATTTATCATAACTTGCCATATTCCTTTAAGAGCGTCGGCAGTGGTGACACTGTAATTCGGGATAATTTTAAAGGTGAATCTCTTCTTGCAAGCAGATGTATGATAAGAGCCAAGTGTTGCTTCATTAGCTCTTTTCATGCGTTTGTCTACAAGACAGATACTCACACCACCTTTGCAATTGTCCGGCAAATTCCATTCACCAGTGACGACGAGGCCGGCAAGGCACACATACCCATTCTCTACTAACTTCACACCTTTAAGCAAATCAATATCAGACAAAGTATCATTCTCGTAACTTATAATTTTATCAACCTTTGAAATACGTACCGACTTGACAGCCGTTAGAGCTGACGGTAGTAGTTTTTCAGAGGCTGATAAATTAATAAATTCAGAGATTTTGATGCTATCCCTTAGTACTAGAGCCATTGTAGAACAAGGTTCTGAAAAGGTTTTTATCGGAAAGATACTTAACAATACTACAAAACGCAAACGACCCATTTACTGCGGTCTTGTGGACCTCAGCAATTGCATCATTCAATTGACCAAAATACGCACAATTATTTAAAGAAGAGCTTACGTCACACAGCGAGATTCTAAATTCTTCCAAATGATCCAAAGATTTGATGTGTTTACAACCTAACTTAGAAATTAATTTAAGAGGGTCGTAATACACAATGGCACCTCTGTCATGATGAATAATATACCTTCCGCAAAAATATCCGTAACGCTTACGATATAATTTTGCCTCGAAGTTCCACATCAAATTCGCTCCAGATTGGATATCAGGAAGATCAAGTCCCTTTGGAATGTATAGAATACTATCATCTCCACAAAACGCAGCTTTAATTACCTTATCCATAGGTATCATCGACGCAAGACAAGCAGCTATAATAACTGTATTACCAATAAATGTAGTTACATCTCCGCTTTTCCTTTGATACCATAAACAAGTCTTTATTCCTGCGGTGTAATCCTTCAAGGATGTCTTCCTATGTCCCTGTTTCCAAACTTCTTCGAGAAAGCCATTAAGACCAAGTTTCTCCCAAATCAAGTACTCAACAGCACAATGGAATTCGTTCTGGGATTTGTCATACTTTGAAATGTCTAACTCTAGAACTTCCATTGGCACCGTCGAATCCAAATCTGAGAAAAACTCTTCAATCTGTTCGGGCGTTTTCCGGGTGTAAAACAAAAATTTGCTACTGTCTATCCTCTCTAAAAGCTGTCTAGTTAATTCGGAAAAAAGAGGACCGAAAATTGCATTTATCTGCTTTGAGTGATAAACAATAGTCTGAAGTGCAGCATACTCATCTTGAGGACTGAGATCAAGCTTCTGTTTAGGTTGCGCCTTAATCATATGTTTGTATTGATCAATAGCGGGTAAATCAACAAAGTCAAAATCAGCTAATTGACCAATAGTACTTTTCTCCTGCTTAGCCATCCACCTGTGAAAGGCATCTGAAGTCATCGGTGTAACATTTCCACCAGAAAGTTCGTCAATAATGTAAGCATCCCAAAACTTATTAACTACAAGTTCGGCAGTATCTTCAATATCTAATATACCCGTTAAATCTGGAGAGTTAAAATTTCTTTTTATCATTGCCACAAGGTTTTCAAGGAGACCAGCACTACGTGGACGTTCAGCAGCAGTTCGAATGACTGGTGTGAAAAACTCTTGTTGTTGTCTCGGGACACTAACAGATTTAGAAAAATCTATCGTGCAATCCTTGACATTAAGATTATTTTCACGAAGATTCATAGTCACTGCATCATACTCGTTTAAAATAGTGCTGTTTCCAGGTAACAAAGTGTCATAATAAAATTGCATATCAGAAATATAACCAGATTTAGGACATGGTACGAATAGATTTTCGCCTTTGAAGATACTCCCTACCTGTAATTGCTATAAGATCCCGGCATCGACCTTATACATATCCAGTATAAAGTCTGACACCTTGCTTAAATCAGAGCAAACTTTGACGAGAGGATCGAGAACCACAGAGTAATATTTGAAGCTTTTAGTATGTCTTGTCAATGCAACAAGAACGTGCGGTGAACTCTTTGATATAAGCTCCAATGGAGTTGGTGTCAAACGAACAACCGATACGTCTTCAAAGGTCTCACCTTGGATTTCGTGTACGGTGTTAATTTCACCAAAAGTTGAAACTTCTTCATAACCACGCTCCTTCAGTTCGGCTTTGTCACTTTGAGTGAAGGTGATAATTTTCCCTTTAAGCGGTTTGCTTTTCGGGTTAAAAACCCCTTTCCCTCTAACCACTTCAGCATCAACTGAGCGAATCACATCATTCGTACATAAAACTTTCCCGTCATATTTGGAGTTCATAAAATGCGTAACATCTGCCGGGCATCTAAGTGATAACCTCCTAACCTCCCTATGATC